CAAGAAGACCAAGACGGTTAAACAAGTGGCACAGAGAGTCTCCTAGGGGTCTCTCTGTGCCTTATACTATTAACATCAACACAGCACATATGATCACCCTTCGTCCACATCAGCAACGCATCAATGATCGTATGCTTGCATACAACAAAGGTCAGATCATTGTGCCCACTGGTGGTGGCAAAACTCTGACGATGATTGTTGACACTCAGAGTCGTCATGATTCTATCAACAACGGCACCACCACAGTTGTTGTTGCTCCGCGTATTCTGCTGGCAGAACAACTGTGCTCTGAGTTCTTGGAGGTTATTGATACTTCCAACACTCACATTATGCACGTTCATAGTGGTGAAACACATCACTTCAGCAGCACCAAAGCAGACAAGATTCATCTGTTTGCTACCACTGCAAGAACTGCGGGTGAAAATGTTATCATCTTCACCTCTTACAACTCTCTTCAGCGTATTGTTGATGCTGATATTGAGGTGAATACTATTTACTTTGATGAGGCACACAACAGTGTCAAACGCAACTTCTTTCCTGCTACTGAATACTTTGCAGAGGAAGCAGATCGTTGCTATTTCTATACTGCAACTCCGAAACATTCTCTGACTGTATCTAAACCAGGCATGAATGATACCGATGTTTATGGTCAAGTTCTGGTTAATGTTCCTGCACCTGAGTTGGTTGATGGTGGTTACATTCTCCCTCCTAAAGTTGTAGTCAAGCAACTGGAGATGGTACAAGACAAGCAGAAGATTTACTCCCGAGATTGTGACTTTCTGATGCAGACCATTGATGATCAGAAGTCTGACAAAGTTCTGATCTGTGCGCGTACCACCAAGCAGATTGTTGGTCTTCTGACTGATAGTGACTTTGCCATTGATTGTGCTAATCGTGGCATGTCTTGGATGACAATCACATCTAAGACTGGTGCAATCATTGATGGTCAGAAAGTCAATCGTGAGCAATTCTTTGAGACACTGAATGCTTGGGGTAAAGATCCTGAGAAGAAGTTTGTTGTTCTGCACCACTCTATTCTGTCTGAGGGTATCAATGTCAGTGGATTGGAAAGTGTTATCTTCCTTCGCAACATGAGTTACATCGATATCAGTCAATCCATTGGACGTGTTATCCGTCTGGGTGATGCTTCTAAGACTTTCGGTCTCTGTGTTGTTCCTGTATGGGATAATGTCGGAATATCTACTTCCCGTAAAGTTCAGGCAGTTGTTGATACTGTCTTCAACCAAGGTCAACCCGCAATCTCTGAGGTCCGTCGATGAATTACACCAAAGCACAAATTATTGATGCACTTGTAGCAGAGTGGATATATCTCTGCCATGATGATCCTGACCCTGATGATCAAACTCCTGAAGAATATCGTGAGGATCTGATTGATATGTCATTGGAAGAATTGATCGAAGAAACATCAACCGATGAGCATTATACGTTGGATGAATGGATGGAAAACTGGGTATAATGTGCTATAATTAAAATAAAACAATAATCCATGACAGAGATCAACACAGTACAAAAGTTTGGTGAAGTTTTCACTCCTCAGCATGTTATTGATAAACTTTTAGTGGATGTTGATTATTCCAACCCAGAGTTAAAATTTTGTGAACCATCATTCGGTGATGGTAGAATTTTGCTGGAGTTGAAGAATAGATTGATGGAATATCATAGTGAAGAGCATGTTATCACAAACATGCTTTATGGTATAGAAATACAAGAGAACTGGTATATTGCTGCTGTTAAGTTAATCAATCCAAATGGATATGAGCACAACTTTGTGTGTGCTTCTGCTCTTAACTTTGAGGGATTGTTTAACCCTTTGAAAGAATGGGTAGGACTATTTGATTATGTAATCGGCAATCCTCCATACAATCGCAACATTTTGAAAAAGGGGGATGTCACGTCTATTTTTTGGGAACCGTCTGGGTACACAACAAAACTAGCATATTGCTGTTTTGTTGTCCTTGCAGAGTATATTTTGAAACCAAATGGACAGATTAGATACGTTATGCCTTGTTCTTTTACACATAATGAGAACACTGA